GGACTGCTGGCTGGCTGGTCGCCGGGCGGTAGCTCGAACAGTGGCAGTTGACCGGCGGCCTCTGCGCTTTCTCGCTGGCGCCGGGCGCTGTTCTCTTTTCGATTGCGGCGGTGGATGTCGCGATCATAGGTCAGATGGCAACGCTGGCACAGCGCTGCTAGGTTGTCTTCGTGATTGTTTTCTGGCTGGTGATCGAGATGCGCGACTGTTAGCACGACAGTTGAGCCAGTGATTGGATGTGGTTGTCCGTGGCTTGCATTGCACCACTCGCAACGCCAACCGGCTTGGCGGCGGCGGCGTAGTGATATGTCTTTCCAGTTCTGTGGGTAGCGGTCGCGATTTTCTGGTCGGATTGGCATAGATTGATTATATGTCGTGGCTGGCAGGCTGGCTAGTCGCTCGGTGGCAGGCAGACTGTTCACTGAAGGAATTGTGTGCGTGGTGTGGATGCAGCAGGAATGTTGTAATTGGAGGGCGGCTGGGCGGTAGATTGCCTCAAAAAATTTGGGGGTGAAAAAAGAGGCTGGCGTATTTCGATGCCAGCCTCTCTCTCTAAAATCGAGCTCATTCCTTCTGGTAAAGGTTCCAAATGATGTCGCAATATCGCTGCACACCGACAGGCCACGATTTCTCGGGATGATTGTCATACCAGACAACATTGCCAGGCCCCATGTTGTAACCTGCCAGTGCCCGCTTAACCCAGTCCTCAGATGTCCAGTCATACAGATCAACACGCGCTGGACTTGAAATGCTGGCGCGAATGTGATTTAGATACAGATAATTAGAAGCCAAGATTTGGCAACCAACTTTGACATTGATTTCTGGGATCGTGAGATCTACATCTGGATGGAAACGATGCATTACCTGCATCAAACCAACAGCACCCGCCGACGACACAATCTCCATCTGGCCGCCGCTCTCTTCGATGACAAGCGCATAAACGAGCGCAGGCGGCACGCCGTCTCCATAATCGCGCGCGAGCTCCTCAATCTGCATTTTAGTCAGTGTGGGCATGTCGAATTTACTCCTCAGCTTCAGCGTATTCAGCAACCACCGTTGCAATCGCCTCAAACGATTCTTGGGCGAATTCGATGTCATGACTGTGACGCGGGTCAAAGTGGAGCCACAGTGAAACGATCAAGCCGAAGGCTAGTGATATGATATGCCAGTTCTTCGCCGCTTTCTCAATCGCCATGTTTCACCTCATTTATGACCTCGTCCGCCATGCCCTCAGCATCGCGCACGAGAGGATGATTTTCAACGACATCGCCGATTGCGGCCGCTGCTTCTCGCGCGACTTCCGCGCCGTGTGTATCCCCGATGTGATCGAGCAGGCCTCCGATGAGACCGCCTACCAAACTAGAAATCATGTCTTTTCCTTTCCAATTCACCATACCGAGTAAATTATATCATAAAGCCTTATGACGATCCGAGTAAGTTAAGCGTCATGCTGACTCCTCCGATTCGAGTACCTGCTGTCGGAGCATCAAAAAAAGAGATGACGAAGAAAGTGCTCGCCGCGGTCCCAACTGCGCGTACTACGGCGGCTGTTGCTGTCCCATCCAAGTTTTGCGTAATTTGGTTGGTCCTGGAAGACCACTTCGGACGCCCACGTGATACTGTGACTCCTGCAAGAGTAATTTCATACCATGCATCGCCTCTGAGCAGTGCTGCGTTGTCGCAATTGATAGTAAAGCTAATGCCCAACGCTCGCGCCCGTCCTGCGGCATCTGAGGGCCAAGCGATTACGCTTGGGCTCAGCTCAAAATGTAGCAAGCCTATTTGCTGAAGCTGCGTCAGTGGATCGCCCTTGGCGTCTATCAGTGGAAACAGTTCGGCAATGTCATCAAATATTTGACTATCGACGCGTCTGCGGGCGCCCGCTTCCTCATTGATAAGCGGATCAACAATCGAATGGATTGGCCTGTCTGCTCGGGCTCTGCCTGGGTGATATGTTGTATTGGACATCATGATGGTAAAGCGGACGCGTCCGTTCGTTGCAACGCGCACCCGCCACCGATAATTGCCTGCATCCGCTATTGGATACTGCGCTGAGCCAAACAAATTTAAGTTATTCATTACATGTGTGCCAACGGGTGCGCCGTTGCCATCCACCAAAATTAGATCTAGCTCATGGGGAGCATCACCATCAAAAATCACGTTCGACAACATATAATCGCCACGAACAAATGCTCCATCTGCGGCCGCCTGTGCTGCGCTAATCACAAAAGTGGAGTCTGCTTGTCCCGTGCCTATGGTTGCCGATGTATCTCGCGTTGTTCCAATGTCGATGTTGAAGGATACGTTTCCATCGGGCAAGGCGGCAGCTGCCGCGTGCCCAAAGAGATCACCAATAATTTGATCTATTGTTTGAGTCTCGCCGGGTGGGCCAGTCTCCCCTGGTATTCCTTGAATGCCCTGTACGCCACCCACCGGCTGTATGAAGGCCCGAAAATCCGAAATGGTACCTGCGCCACCTATGCCACCATTCGCCGTAGAATACTGCCCCTGACGCGCTTCAAATGTCAAATCACTGTCTGCCGCCAAATACAACGGCGTTATCCAGACTGTCGCCTCTTCGCCTGTTGTGCCACGATAATAATTTGGCGCAGTAATCCACTCAGCACCGGTCGAATCATTCACTATCAACTGCGGATTAAATCGCTCGCCAGTTGCATCAACATCACCGAAAAAAGTGACAGTATAAGATCCAGCTTTGATTCGAACCCCCGTTGTGCTGACTGACAAAATGATTTGTCCGACATGTGTAACCGTTGGTCTGACCGCAATTGCAACCTCATTTGCGTTGTTGCCAAGCGATACATCACTAAATCCGACAATCTCAGGCGCAGGCGCTGCTGCTCCTCCCGAATCTGGCCGCCAAGCGAAATCTCTTGGATTCGTACCTGTTACCTTCAATCCATAGCCGACCGCATCCGCGCTTCCGGGTGTGTCAGGTACCAAATTAAGAACTGCCCAATATCGGGTATCTCCTCGTGAAAGCAAGCCGCGTATGTCAGGATGCGTCATCGGCGGAAACAAATTATCATGAACCTGTGTGGTTAAATCCTGAACCTGATTAACCAGCCTCTCATGCTGTGCCTGATTGCTGTCTGCCCGCCGCTGCGCTGTCTCCGCCTGTTCGCGGGCGTTGTCATCAACGGTCTCATGCCAGCGGTAATCTCTGTCGTTGGTCCCGCTCACTTGTAAAGAGTGCCCAATTGCACTCTCCGTGCCAGGTGTATCAGGCACTTCATTCAGGATCGACCAGAAAAGCGTGCCACCGCGCGACTGTAGGCCGCGTGTTTCAATCTGTTCATATGAAGGCAAGCCCGGGCCGATCGCAGCTGCGAAGCGAGCAAAATCAATGCCGACAACCTGATCCGTGCCAGGAATCCCTACAAGCACCAACAGAGTTGCTGCAACCGCGCGTCCGTCATCTGAATCTGGAATGACTACTGGTTGCTCTGTCATCCGCCCACCAATCTGAAAGACATATTTGCTACGATTAACATGCCGATCCAGAAACCGATAATGATTAAAGCAGCGATGAATGCCTGCGCTTTTGTGAGATCTTTCTTCTGTTTCTTTTTCATCGATACCATCTTACTGAGATTCTCGTTAAGCTGTTTGCTGAGGTAAATACGGCGAAGGCTAGGACGTTGCCAATGCCTTTGCCAACATAACCATCGGCTACTCCTCGTTCTGTCCTTACGCCAAATGGATACCCTGACGCTGGCGTCATGATAGCGCCTGCATTTGAGACCGGTAGATCGTTCCATAGGGCATAGTCAAGAAGCGGACCAGGGGCCCAAACATTGACTGCCGAAGGCCCATTCACCAGTACTGAAAAATAAATTAATTTCGTTTGCGCGGGCGGTTGTAGGTCGGTAAGAACGGCAGCGTTTCCTTGTGTAAACGATATCGATCTTGTTATCTCATCAGAAAATCCGCTTGCTTCTTGCGCTGCGACTCGCTGGGATAAGGCTGCTGATTCTGCTCGTAAGGCCAGCTGATTATCACGGATATACTGATTCAAATTGGCCGCATTCAGTCGGTCATTCGTATCAACCCAAGTTTTTGGTGTGCTCCATGCCATGCTTAATTTCCTCTCGCATATCTCATCAAATCATACCTAATCTCTAGGATCTTGGGGTCTCCATGAGCATGAACACCGACGATCCAATATCGAGTGGGGCCCTCGCTTAGGCCTTCGCGTTGGAGCGCATCAATATCCGCCAGCCCTCCAATCTGACCAAGCCAGGCTGACGCGAAACGCCTGCCATCCAGCGTCACGGAGGCTAGCTCTACACCTTCGACGCCGAGTATCGATGTCCAATAGTCCAAAGCCGATATAAGTTCATCGGATCCGCCAAAAACTGCGGACAATTCAATGCTGCGTCCGCCATAACGTCCAGTAGTTTGCGTCTGATAAATGCCACCCTGATACACTCGTGCCGTGCCGCTCACTTCGATCCAGTCGATGCTTGTCGCGCCCCCTGTCTCATTAAACACCTCAATTAGAAGATCGCCAAAAGCCGCCGATGCGTTCACGCTTAAGCCATCCTTCATCGGCCAGTTGATTGTAAAGTCTCCCGAAGCTTCTGCTGGGCGTCCCCGATTGCGAAGGGGCACAGTCCAGCTCGAGACGCCCTCGGCGACTCTCACATTATCTTGGCGGTACAAAATGCCTTCGCTTTCTTGCACGTCGGGCTCCCGACCAATAATTTGACCTATTGCATCATTCCCCAAGGACCAAGCATAGGCATAACGGCCATATATTTCGGTTGTGATCGTCATAGGGTCTTCAGTCGGGCTGGCGCTGTTTGCCCGTCCCAAGCAGTCAATATCGTTGCTGGATCCACTGAAGAGCCAACCCCGCTCCCCTCCTGCCAAAGCTGCCAGTTCATCATGAAACAAGCCAAATTCGTAATTTTCGATGGCGTATTCAATCGCGGTTAAGCGATCCACCACTGCATTCGATGTGCCGGCAACTGCCGGCTGTGGCGGGCCCGCCAACGTTAAATTGCCTACAACATCGCGGGCGCCAACGCGCCCATAATGATAAGCGTCTGGGTCAGGCGCTGGCCCGACTCGCCAATACAAGGGATTTTGAGGCGTTCGCCAAAACAATGGCGCATCACTAAGCCGCCAGAATAAGCGCCTTGGGCGCGTTTCTCCGAATATGGATTCAATCAAACGGGCTGATGGATGAGTCGCGCCGGGTAGACCGTTAGCCGCGGCATTGATGACTTCACGAACGGCATCGATTACGTTCAAACCAACGACCATTGCATTGCGGCCGCGCCAATGCAAATGCTGTATCCAGGTCAAGGCGCGAATGCGCGTTTTACCGTTGCCAGTCCCGGTCGCGTCTAAGAGGAATCCTCGAAAAAAGACAAAATCATCTACTCGCGCCTCCAGAAGCCGCCCTACTCGCCACCAGCTTGCAGTCGCTCGTCCGCGGCGTAAAACGGCAACGAGATTTCCTTCTGTTTCTGCCCGGCTGATTCGATCGGCTGCGCGTTGGGTCTCCCAACTGATAATCTCGTCAGTGATATCAAGACCATGCTCGACATCAAAATCATCGTCACTGTCGAGATAGAATCGGATCATTAGGACTCGATGCGCACGCTAAAGCGCAAATCCATCATCACCCCGACATACTTGCCACGCTTCCCCTCAATGACGCCAATGCGCCGCATGAATCCAGCCATTGGCTGCGTCAGCGTGTTTGCCAGCAAGATATCTGTTGCCAGCATCGCCAGTAAGCGATCCGCCCAGCCAGGCAAAGCCAAGATCTGCGCTGCCTGTCCGGTGCCATAATAACGGTTCACGAGAAGCGTTAGTGTTACACCTGCAGCAAGCGCGCCTGCTTCGGCGTCGTAAACCTCAGTGTAAAAGGCCCAGTTTTCATCTGTTGCAAACTGCCAGAATATTGTTGGTTTGTCAGGGAGTTTTGGCGCGGTTGTTCCAATGGGATAATGACAATCCCCATCGACGCCCTCACATCGAAGGGCGTGAAGAGCCTCAAATGCGGCACTCACACTCATCGAAAACGCCGATACCCGCGCAGCAGCAAACGTAACAAATCATCTTCAAAGACAGAATAATCTACTTCGCCACCAGCTGGCAAACCTAAACCCGCGCCCTGCGAATAAATATTCATGGCGACAAGCATAACTGCTTCGGCAATCTCCGCTGGCGCATCAAGTCCACGACCGAAGACTCCGGTAATTTCTGCAAAATCGTAAGCGCCACGAATGATCACTTGTTCATAAGGCCCCGTGCCCCGCACGTTGTGCCTGCGCAACATCACATCGTTTAGATCAATATCCCTCTCACTCTCCCAACGGAGCCAGGCGCGCACGCTTGTCAAAGACAGCAGGCCTGGATCGCTAACGTTAAAGACAGCAGACGCTCGATCAGTATCGTAAATTTCGAATACCCGGACTTCAGAATCCGGGTACTCCCAACGATAGCCGCAGTAATTCTCAACTGCGCCTCGCGCGGCGGCCAAGGCATGCGTCAGAAAAGCGTCGCTGTCACCGTCATCAATGCCCAAGCGCGTTTTTATATCCGCTAGAGTGGGATAAGCCATGCTTTATCGTCAATTTCTACAATCTGTATGGAAAACTAGCTCCAGCTGGCGCCAGCTCAGGCTGGATTCTCCAACAAACTGTCCAAAACTACACGGTCGAATTGAAGCCCATGGCGGCTGCGCCTTCTTCCATTAAGGCGATATCCGCACGCAGTGAAGCGGTGATAAAGCGGCCATCAACGCCGGGCTCTCGTCCCTGCTCCAGGGTAGGCATACGCCGCATTCCGATCAAAATTGTATTCCGGTTTGCGACAATCCACGCGCCCTTTGTATTCTGAGCCGCTGTGTCATCTACCCGTCCGTTCGCGTCGGTCTGCGGAAATTCTTCTGTGACCACGATAGGCACCGAACGCCAGAACCCGAGCTGGCCTGTTAGCAGCGTTGCCTGCGGCCCGACCTTGTCAATGCCTTCATAGGCATCCAAAGCGTCCAGCTTATATCCAACCTCAGGCGGCGCAATGCAAACCAAATTCGATATATCGCGCCCAATCACGCCTCGATTGCCCATCAGCTGCATAACCGACAGAATGGAATCATCAGCTATCGCAGCCACCGCTATTTGGTCGCCAGCCACGATCCCCTTACGGATTCCATCAAATGTCAAAATCCGCTTTGTTGCCGTTGCGGTCGCCGGATTGGTTCCAAAGAAACTGACATTGGTTGCACTCGCGCTAGTATCACCATTCAACAGCACAAAATCAAAGGCGTGGGCCATCTCTTCGACATAGACCCGGGCGGCTGCCTCTGCCCAAGCCACTGTAGAATCTTCGACCAATTCCTCGCTGTAAAGTGTGATCGCCGCTAACTTGCCAGCGCTAAAGGTAATCTGATCAGTACCAATCTGGGAGTAGTCGATATTGGAAGTTGATACGCTGAAATTCCCTGCATCCGTCAGTTCTTCCGCCTTCACAAATGTCGGGCCCGATGTGATCTTTGGATAATCGAAGGGTTGACTGGGCATCATGAAGGAGCGGAATAAGTTCGCGACGCGCGATTCAAGCCGCATGAAATAATACAGAGACGATGACAAGAGCGTTGGGACCAGTTCGTCTCCCTTGTTTGCCAGTGTGGATGTCATGGCTTCGTCTGCGCGCATGTGCGGGATATAGCGCGTCCAATTCCGATAAGAGGACTGATCGATGCAGCGCATCGGAATCACTTCAAGCAGACCCTTTGGGGTTGGAATCCACTCTTGCTCGATTTCCGCGTCGACTTTCCACTGATCGGCAACCTTATAAGCCAAAGCGCGAAAGAACTTGTCGTCGAATTCCTCGGCGAATGCTGAATTTCGACCACGGAAAGCAGCCTTCGATTCATAGTGCATCGTCATGCCCAATATCCCGACATGATCCCAAGGCGACGCCACTCGTACAATTGTATCCTTCAAGTCAACTGGTGACTTTTCGTCCTTGGCTGGCAGCTTTCGCTTTGCTTCCCCCTTTGCGCTATCCGCCAGTACCGCGCGCGCGACCTCTTCAATTAGGGCGATTCTTGCCGCTTTTTCGCGCTCGGCTTTCCACAAGCGAAATTCATCTTCGTCACTAGCGGGAGCGGGTGGCGGTGTTTCAGTCTTTGGCGCCTCATCCGTTGTTCTGGCGCCTTGGAGCGGATCCTTCTCCCTTTCTGGTGCCGGCCTCATGCTTTCTATCTGCTTTTCTGCTGGCGGCGTCATGCCTTCTTGCAACTTTCCGTTTTTCTCATTCATACGCCATCCCCTCCAAACACTTCGGATATACGATTCTTGGTTTGCTACTGCTCGTGAATAATCAGCGCTCGTTAGCCCTCGACGTGCTGCCACTTGCGAAGCATCAGCGATGCTGCCTTCAACAATTGGCCATAAAGAAATGTATCCATCAGCTCGAGGAGGGCTGGCGACTAGAGGCATTGTAGCCGACGACCAGGCCGCGCGTCCTGCATCAACTAAATCATAAATAGGACTCCTCTTAAGGGTTATGATCCCTTCGGTGTACAAACCCTCTGGCTGTATTTCAAAAGATCTTAACCGTCCGTGCTGCCTCTGATCACGCATGCCATGAAGATAAAGCAGCGCATGTGGCGCGTACATATCCAGACGAAAATCTGTCCGCGCGTCCCACCAGGTGCTATAGGCATCATCTCGAGGACTGGCGAATGGAACCAGAATGCCTTCTACAACATCCCCCCGTCGTCTAAGATGGCTCAAATCAAGACTCCTTCTTCGGTTTGTGGTTCCCTTGCAAAATGATCACCCCCGGGCAGGGGGCCCAACTCAAGATAGCGACTTCGCACCTCATTCACCGTCATATAAGGCATGACCGCAGCGAGCTTCTTACTCTCTCGCTCCCAGTCAGTCGCTCGCACATCGTGAAAATCAATGCGATAACGTTCCGCTTCAGGCCAGAACTCAAGAACACTATTTAAGGCGCTTGCCGTTCGGCGATGACGAATCCACGCCGACTCGCGCACTAAAGCCTCCGCTACCCGCGCATGCGCTTCTGTAGACGCCTCAGAGACCGCGCCCACATGAAAACCAAGGGCATCAAAGGCTGCTTGCCGCGTAAGTAACCTTCCCTCATTAAAATCAAGGTCACGCTGCTTGCTCGCCGCATCATGCCACACTGCCGCGCCCGGCTTAGCCCGTATGACCGCCAATCGTCGCTTGCCGTCCGCATTCTGATGAAACTCAGTCTCTGTCGTCCTGGCTTGCTGGCTATCGACCAAATCCGCATCAACAATCAATATTCCATTCGGCGCACCGGTCGCAAAAAAGCCGCGATTCCATTGGGCCATCAATCTATCCTCTTCCGCTACAGCGCGCAATTTCTCGACTGCGGAACTCCCCCAGAAAACGCCGCTGGCTCTAGGATCGGATCGTCGAAAATGCGTTAAACGCTCAGGTGATATTCGATGCTCAACGCCGCCGACTGAATAGAAATACCACTGCAAGCCGTTCTCAACGCGAATCGTCAAATTCCGCAAATCTAACTGATAAACTTCATTTGGCGGTCCGCCGGTCTCCGATTGCCAGAACCAAACATCGTTTCCCCAAATGTCCATTCGCTTGAAATGCGATTCCATAAATTCGAAGCTGTCTTGCAACCGATTCGGACGTCCGTAGGTTCCGAGCAGACGCAGCAAAGGATGATCATCATAAACGTCTAAACCGCCGGCCTCACGCACAATCATAGGCACCGAAACGCAAAGCTCGGCAACCCGGTCGATCGCCGTGCTAATCCAGATCCGATTGGCGTAGTCCGCCAAATCTTGAGTGAAATCAGGATGTTGCACCCAGATCCATTCAGGCGAATTCTGCAGAGCGGATACCTGGCGTCCTCTGCCTGTCTTATTGATTTCTGTCCTGCCGGTGCGGAAGAAACGGCGGATACGATCAAGCATTTTGTCTGCCATTTAAGAAGAACTCGATTTCACTGGGCACGCCGACATAATGCGCGGCGACGCTGAATGCGTCTACACAATCATCGTAGCGTCCCATTGGAAACTCGCCAAGCTCTCTAACAAAATGATCATTGTCGCTTTCCCGGTCGCGCAGCACGCTTAAACGACCATTGTTCACTATGGTCGATGGATGGGCTGCCTTTTGCCGCTTGTCTCCTTTCATGTGGATGGCCTCAAGTTGGGATCCGCCGATCTCTGCGCGTAGTTCCTGGTACATTAATAATTCGTGGAGTTCCTTTGGAAAGATGATCTTTTCGTCAGGATATCTTCGGGCAAGCGCGCGCAGGCGCGCGCGCACGTCTGGGAAATTTTCGCGGGAGCGCCAGGCTTCGATGAGTATCAGCTTGTCGTTTATGGCGGTCCAGCGGGCCAGCACCGTATAATCGGCGGTCTCATTGTTCTTTGTGGCTAGATCGCAGGTCCAAAATCGGGGGCTTGCTGGCGCGTCATCTATCCATTTCACTTGCTCGATGTTAAACATGATATCATCAGCGCCACGCGGATTATTCTGATACAAGGCCTGAAAATGCCGATCATCAAGGGCTTTTAGGGATAGCAGATTTTCTCGGTTAAAGCGTTCGGGCCACAAGGCGTTTCCTGCTGGGCGTCCTAGTATATCGTCTTCAATCGCTAATGCTGGAAGCACGACTTCGCGCCACTTATCCGCGTGAAGATCGTCATGCTGCAGCTGTAGCAGCCGACCGGCCAAATCGAGCAGATGCCATCGCGTCATAATAAAAATGATGCTTGCGCCGGGCGCCAGTCGCGTGCGTGCCGCTGTCGCATACCAGTTAAATACCTGATCGAGCATGGTTATGCTTTCGGCATCGCCCTCTTTGTGTGGATCATCAATGATCATTAGATCCGCGCCGTGCCCTGTGATGCCGCCGCCTACTCCGACTGATCGCAAACCTCCGCCTTTGCTTGTCTTCCAATCATTAATGCGCGCTCGCTCTTGATGCAGTTCTACATGCGGGAAGACTTCGCGATATCTGCGGTCGTCGCGCACAATCTCTCGTATGCGCCGCGAAATTCATTTGCCAAATCTTGGCCGTGGCAAAGCAACATGATCTGTTTCTCGGGAAAGCGGCCTATATGCCAGGCGCAGGTTCTGATTGTTCCTGTCTCGCTTTTGCCATGTCTTGGCGGCATTCCGATATATAAGCGGCCATTTGAAGTTTCAACTGCTTCTTCGATTTCGGATATCATTAATTCATGATGCGCGGCGAATTCATAATTTGGCATCGTATAGCGGATAAATGCTCTAAGATTCGTCCGCGCCTGCTTTCGTTGGAGGGCGTACAAGATATCCTTGTCCCTCAAGATACCGAATCGCGCAATCCGTTGCGACGTCATCGATTTCGCTTTCGTTGTCCTCTTCATCATCAAGTTCCCTCATGCCAAGGAGTGCGTCGATCGCGCGCACACTTGCTGAGCCATCGCTGCCGGCTATCTGAACCAAACGCGCTACCAAATACTCGCTCAATAGCGTCCAATCCTTCGTCAAGCGCTTTGCGTCGGGCAGACTTTTAACGATCGTATTCGTCAGATGCTGGCCGTTTCTTACTGCCTCTTCTCGCATTGGCTTTCCTTAAAGTTGTGCTTTCCATCAATCTAAAGATAATAGTATCATGAATCAAACAACCCGCCTTGCGGCGGGCTGCTGAGGTGCTGCCCATGTCAATAAACATCACCATCCCCAAGCATAACGCATGACAGCCTTATTGCAAGCGCAACTGCGACTGATTTCGAGTGGAATCGGACGTGCAGAGGCTTTTAACGTTGCCGAAGACTGGAAGTTTCGGCGACAGCGCCGTTATGAGGACGGCGCTGCCTGCCGCCATGCCGACATAGAAGCTTAAAGGAGTATCTGATGTCTATGAGACAGTCTAACCGTTTGCGCGAGACGGCGCAAGCACTAATTGACGCCGGCGGCAAGCTTCTGCCGCTTCGTGGTTTCTACGATCAAGCTCTCCCTGAAAGCAAAGACGAATATTCTCGATGGAAACGGCCGGGCAAGCTGGCCTCCGGCACCTGGCTTACGCAGCCGGGTGAGGCGAACAGGCGGGCGCTGTTGGCGCTGTCTGATCCG